TAGGGGTAATGACCAGTTCCGTGGTTTGTTTAGCGACACATGGGCTGTACGTGCAACTTTGGACGCAGGTTCATTGGTTGATGGCGCTGGCGAGACAGACGATGTAACAATCCCTGGCGTAGCTTTGGGCGACATGGTTATCGGTGCATCTTTGGGTGTGGATTTGGTTGGTTTGACAGTTACAGGTTATGTTTCTGCCGCAAACACAGTCAAGTTCCGCATTCAGAATGAATCTGGTTCAACCGCTGACTTAGCATCTGCAACACTTCGTATTGTTGTAGCTCGCATGGTCTAATAAAAGGGGGCTAATAACCCCCTTTTTAATGGAGTTCTTATGGCAACCTTTAGATGTTTAACAAGTGGACAGACAGTCACTTTTACCTATCAGCACGATATTGATTCGATGAAAGGTCATCAAGGTTACGTCAGAATTGATGAAGTTGAAGAAGAAACTTCTGAAAAGCAAATAGTCTTGCAACCTCCAGTACCTGTTAAGAAGATGGGTCGTCCAAGGAAATCAAATGTCTGAGATTGATCCACGAGAATTTGGTAAGCTAGAAGCCCAAGTTGAGGCTTTACAAGCAGAAGTCCATGCACTTCGCCAAGATATTAAAACGCTTTTAGAGATGGCAAACAAGTCTAAAGGTGGCTTTTTCGTTGGAATGGCTATCGCTTCTGTAGTAGGCGGCATCATTTCTTTCATTGCAACCAAGCTAGTTCGATAAGGATTTATATGCCTCAAGTTGGAAACAAGAAATTCCCATACACAGAAAAAGGCGAGAAAGAAGCCAAAGAGTATGGCAAGAAGAAGTCTATGCCCGTTACTGTAATGATTGCTATTGGTAAGCCTAAAGCTATGCCTACCCGTGGTGGTCGTACTGCTACAAACATGATGAAAAAAGCAGGTCGTGGAAAATGAAAAAGACCAAAGCAGAGGCGAAAATCTCTAAGGTCTACAAGGAATTTAAGGCGGGAACGCTTCACTCTGGTAAGGGTGGCCCTGTTGTCAAGAATCCTAAACAAGCAGTTGCGATTGCTTTAAGTTCTGCTGGTATGAGTAAACCAAGGAAAAAGAAATGAAACAAGGTCTTTACGCTAACATCAATGCCAAACAAGAACGCATTAAAGCTGGTTCTAAGGAAAAGATGCGTAAGGTTGGCTCTAAAGGCGCTCCTACTGAGGCGGCATTTAAGGCTGCGGCTAAGACCGCAAAGAAGAAATGATCCCTGAATCATTAGACAAAATAACTGTTAATCAGTTACTTCTGTCTCATGGGACATGGAAGCATCTTTTTTACCGATGCTATTCAGAAGTAAGCCCTGATTACAAAAACTATGGTGGTCGTGGAATTGATGTACATCTATCGTGGCATGGAGAAGATGGCTTTTATCAATTTATCCAAGATGTTGGACTTAGGCCATCAAAAGATTACAGTCTTGATAGAATTGATGTGAATAAAGGTTATTCGCCAGAAAATGTGAAATGGTCAACTAGCATTGAGCAAGCCAACAATCGAAGGAATAGCAAGCGATACCTGTTTGAGGGCGAGAATCTTACGTTAGCTGAGATTGCTAGAAAAACGGGAATTGGATACCAAAGAATCTGGAAAGCAACAAAGATTTATGGCGATCCATCAGAACATACAAAAATTGATCCAGATCGTAACAAACGTATTTATCAAGGTGAATTACGCTCAACAACTGAGATTGCTAAAATGGTCAATATGAAGCCAGAAACTCTTATGCAAAGATTAAGAAATGGCTTAGATTTTGATTTAGCTATTGCATTACCACCTCAGCCTGGTGTACACTTCACAGGAAGATCATCATGGTCTTAAAAAAATACCAGAATCCAAAAGGCGGATTGAATGAGGAAGGTCGAGAGTTCTACAAAAGGACTGAGGGACTGAACTTAAAAGCGCCTTTAAAAACGGGTAATTCAGGTCGACGATCTAGTTTTTTAGCACGAATGGGCAATATGCCTGGCGCTGAGATGAAAGATGGGAAGCCTACCCGACTCCTATTATCTCTTAGAGCTTGGGGCGCAACGTCCAAGGAAGACGCTAAGGCTAAGGCTAAAGCGATCTCTAAGAGGAATATGAAGTGAGACCAGTATCTGTTGGAGTTAGCCCTGCTGCGGCAGTATTAACAACTGTTTACACAGTACCTACGGGTTACTACGCCAAATTTACTGTCATGTACATCCACAATACTGGTGGATCGACCAAGCACATCACTGTTCAATGGTATGACGCAAGTACAGCAACGACTTTAGACATCCTTACTGCTTACGACTTTAGTACAAAGGAATATCTACAGTTTGATGGCAATGCTTATATTGTGTTTGAGGAAGGCGATAAACTGGAAATTACTACTCAATCAGGTAGTACCTTTAGTTTTATTGCCACATTTGAGGTTCAAGGAGCACAAAGAACATGACCTACTTAGAACTTGTAAACGATGTGCTCACCCGATTGCGGGAGACTACTGTTTCAACTGTTTCAGAGACAACCTATTCCGCTTTGATTGGCAAGTTTGTCAATGATGCTAAGAGACAGATTGAAGACTCTTACAATTGGAACTGTTTAGGCAGTGTGATTACAGTAACTACTTCTGCCAACACAAGTTCATATTCTCTTACGGGTGCGGGTCAAAAGTTTAGAGTTAACGATGTCATCAATACAACCAGTTTGATTGGCATGAACAACATCACGTTTGTGGAGATGAACCGCAGACTGAACTTTGCCCCTAGCGCAACATCTATTCCCTACGAATATGTTTTTAGCGGTGTAGATGGCAGTGGAGACACCAAAGTAGACCTTTACCCTGTTCCTTCAGGTGTGTTTACCATTCTGTTTGATTTGGTTGTTCCACAGGCTAATCTGTCTGCTGATGGCACATCTGTCAAGGTTTTGGACTATTTGGTGACTCAGAGTGCCTATGCTCGTGCTTTGATTGAGCGAGGTGAGGATGGTGGTACTGCTTCTAATGAGGCTTATGCTTTGTTCCGTTCAATGCTCTCTGATGCTATTGCATTGGAGTCCACTCGTTACCCTGAAGACAACTTTGTGGCGGTCTAAATGGCATCACCACTTCAAAGTCAAAGCATTAGCGCACCAGGCTTTTATGGCCTAAACACGCAAGATTCGCCATTGGATTTGTCCTCTGGCTTTGCTTTAACTGCGGCTAATTGTGTGATTGACCAGTTTGGTCGTATTGGCGCTCGCAAGGGCTACACCCATGTTAATTCCTCATCTGGAAACCTTGGGTCTAATACTGTTGGAGTTATCCATGAGTTAGTTCAAACTGATGGCACTTTGACTGTTTTGTTTGCGGGAAACAACAAGTTATTCAAACTTGGCACTTCTAACGCTGTGACTGAGTTGACCTATGGTGGTGGAGGCTCTGCTCCTACCATTACGGCATCTAACTGGCAATGTGCATCTTTGAATGGAATAGCTTATTTCTTCCAATCAGGCCACGATCCTTTGATTTATGACCCTGCTATAAGTACAACTACGTATCGCAGAGTTTCCGAGAAGTCTGGTTATGTAGGAACTGTTCCACAAGCAAATATCGCTATTTCAGCATTTGGTCGTTTGTGGGTGGCTAATACTGCTACAGATAAGGTCACCATCAGTTTCTCAGACCTGATTGCGGGTCATGTATGGGCTGGTGGCACAACAGGCACTTTAGATGTTTCTCGGGTATGGCCTAATGGTGCTGATGAAGTAATGGGTCTAGCGGCTCACAATGACTTCTTCTTTATCTTTGGTAAGAGACAGATTCTTGTTTACTCTGGTGCTTCAACACCCGCATCTCTTTTTCTATCAGACACAGTAGGCTCTATTGGATGTATTGCTAGGGATACGATCCAAAGTATTGGCACAGACGTCATCTTCTTATCAGACTCAGGTGTTCGTTCATTGATGAGAACTATCCAAGAGAAGTCTGCACCCCTAAGAGACTTGTCTAAGAATGTACGTTCTGACCTTATCTCATCTTTAGCGGTAGAGACTCTTGCTAATCTAAAGTCTGTTTACTCAGAGAAGAATGCTTTTTATCTGTTAACGCTTCCAGTAACAGCACAGGTCTTCTGTTTCGACACAAAGATGCAACTTCAAGATGGTGCGTTTAGAGTAACCAAGTGGGACTCAATTACGCCTTCATCTCTCTATTCGCTTCGCAATGGCGACTTGTACATTGGTAAAACAGGCTTTATTGGCAAGTATGGAAGTTTCTTAGATAACACTTCCACTTACCGATTGAGCTACTTTACGAACCATGCAGACCTTGGTAATCAGAATCAGATTTCTATCCTCAAGCGAATCAAGACAATCATCATTGGTGGGTCTAACCAGTTTGTGACGATCAAGTGGGGCTTTGACTTTGCCGCCAACTATCTGTCTGGTAATGCTTTTATTCCTACACAACAGAACTATGAGTATGGGCTTGCTGAGTACGGAGTAGCTGAATACTCAGGTGGTTTGCTTATCAAAACATTAGACGTAAACGCATCTGGTGCGGGTAAAATTGTGCAAACAGGTTACGAAACTACTATCAACGGAACTCAGTTGTCGATTCAGAAAATTGAGATTCAATCTAAAGACGGGAAAATATCGTGAGTAACTACACAAAAAGTACTAACTTCGCCACCAAAGACAACCTCACGCCTGGCGATCCACTCAAGGTCGTGCGAGGTACTGAGATTGATACCGAGTTCAATAACATCTCAACTGCCATTGCGACTAAGACAGATAACTCTGCTGCGGCAATTACTGGTGGTTCGATTACTGGTATTACAGACTTAGCCATTGCTGATGGTGGTACAGGAGCTTCTACGGCTACTGCAGCTATCAATAATCTGTTACCTGTTCAAACCTCTGCAGCAAACAAGTATCTCCAAAGTGATGGAACGAATGTTTCTTGGGATGCAGTAACTCTTTCTACTTCCGATATTACTGGCACTCTAGCAGTGGCTAATGGTGGTACTGGTGTAACTTCATCTACTGGCACAGGCTCTGTAGTGTTGTCAAACTCGCCAACACTTGTGACTCCCGCCTTGGGAACTCCTGCCTCTGGTGTCGCAACTAACTTAACTGGTTTGCCAATCTCAACAGGTGTTTCAGGTCTTGGTACGGGTGTAGCTACGTTCTTGGCTACTCCTAGTTCAGCAAACTTAGCTTCTGCGGTATCTGATGAAACGGGAAGTGGTGCTTTAGTCTTTGCCAACTCACCCACCTTGGTTACTCCTGCCCTCGGCACTCCATCTGCTTTGGTAGGCACAAACATCACAGGTACTGCCTCTGGTCTGACAGCGGGTAACGTCACCACTAACGCTAACTTAACAGGTGCAGTCACTTCTGTTGGTAATGCAACCTCTTTAGGTTCATTCACCTCCTCTCAATTGGCAGGTGCTTTGACAGATGAGACAGGTAGCGGTGCTAATGTCTTTGCGACTTCACCTACTTTGGTGACTCCAATATTGGGAACACCTACAAGTGCAACCCTGACAAATGCGACAGGACTTCCTTTAACTACTGGTGTGACAGGAACACTACCTACTGCCAATGGTGGTACTAATCTAACATCATTCACATCAGGCGGTGTGGTTTACGCCTCAAGTTCTAGTGCATTGGCTACTGGGTCTGCGCTTACTTTTGATGGGACTAATTTGGGTGTTAATGGTCGTTTTGTTATTGATGGAATAGTTGCATCAGCCCCTGCAAATGGTGGAATGTTTCGATTATCTAACGAATCCAATTATTTCACAGGCAAAACAACGGGTAGTGGCGGTGCAGTTTTAAGCAATGGCGATGGAACTGCAACTATTCAATTATTTAAAAATTCGCCAACTTCTTACATTGTGTTTGAGGCGGGTAACGGCTCAGAACAAATGCGCCTAACCTCGACAGGTCTGGGTATTGGGACGAGTTCGCCTGACCAAAAGTTAACCATTGTTGGCAACCAAAAAATCACTGGCTACATTGAGTTGCGTAGTGCTAATAAAGTTTACTTTGACGATTCTACTAATGCGGCGGCTGGTGCTATTTGGAATAACGCATCAGGAACTGCTGGTTTAGCATTTTCTGGAGATGGTAGTACAGCGCACCTACAACTTAATAGCGCAGGCAATCTAGGTCTTGGTGTTACACCGAGTGCTTGGAGTTTAATTAAAGCATTGCAAGTAAGTGGTAACGGAATGTTTGGGGCATACAACAATGAATCGTATGTTGCAAATAACTGGGTTTATGATGGCGCAGAAAAATACATAGCCAATGGTTTTTCAACTCGATACACACAAAGTAGCGGAAAACATATTTGGTACAACGCCCCAAGCAATTCATCAGGCGCAGGAGCAACACTCTCCTTTACCCAAGCCATGACATTGGATGCGTCTGGTCGGCTTGGAATTGGTACGACTTCACCATTAATCCCGCTTCAGATAAATTCATTTGGTGGTTTGGATGGAAATGGAAATCAATTTTATCTATCAAATAATTCTTACTATGACCCCACTGATGCAAGAGATGAAAGTATTAAAGCAGGGTACAGCCATCGTATTGTTTTAGATAACAACGCTGGTGGCATTCTATTTCAAACCACATCAACATCAGCGGCTGGTGCTAATACCGCTGTAACTCTCTCAGAACGAGCCAGAATAACGTCAGGTGGTTACTTTAAAGCAAGTAATGTAGGAACATATGGCTCAAGTACAGGTTCATACCATGAGTTAAGAACTGATAATGCCACAAATCCTGCGGTATCTGTTACTGCAACAAGTGCAACTTACAATGGCACAAGCATAATTGATGTTGTTGGAACAAGAGTCACAACCAATAACACTTACAGTTTGGCAAACTTTTCAAATGGCGATAATTCTGGCCGTTGCATTATTAGAGACTCTGGAAATATTGTAAACACCAATAATAGTTATGGTGCTATTTCTGATGTTAATTTAAAAGAAAATATTGTTGACACGACACCAAAACTTGCTGACATGATGCAAGTAAAGGTGCGAAATTACAATTTAAAAATAAGTCCTGAGCATAAACAAATTGGTGTTGTTGCTCAAGAGTTAGAAACTGTTTTCCCTGCAATGGTTGAAACGGATTTTGAAGGCACAAAGTCTGTGAAATATAGCGTATTTGTTCCAATGCTCATCAAGGCTATTCAAGAACAACAAGCAATGATTGAATCACTACGTCAGCGTCTTTCTGCCGCTAATCTTTAAAAGGAAAATATCATGACTACAACTTGGACTATCTCAACTCTCGATAGAGAAACCTCAAACGGCTTTGTAACAACTGCCCATAAATAAATGAACAAGAAGCTAACAACTGAAAAGTTTATTGCCAATGCCGTTAAGGTTCATGGCAATAGATTTAACTATGACAAAGTTGTCTATCAAGGCAAACTGTCAAGTATTATTGTTACCTGTCCTGAACATGGTGATTACCAAGTTTCTCCTACTGTTCATTTACAAGGTAGGAATCCTAGATGCTGTATGTATGCATCTAGACAAGGTGTTAAAAGACCAGATAATTCACCAGAACGAATTGCACAAGAAACAGCAAAGAAAAATGGTGATATGTATTATTTAGGAAATCCTTGCTTTAGATGTGAAAATACAAAAAGATATGCTTGCAATAGGTCTTGCGCATTTTGTTCTGTTGAATCAAGACAAAAGTCAAATGCTAGAAACAATGGCGTAAGACATAAACGAATCAACCAAGCAAATGTTTATCGTGATGATGTCGTTATTCAAAATCAAATAAGAGCAATTTATGCTTCTGTTAGAAATATGGCTACAACATTTGAAACAAAAGTTCATGTTGACCACATCGTGCCTTTGAAGGCTAAAAACGCTTGCGGTCTTCATGTGCCGTGGAATTTAATGGTTACATCAGCAAAATATAACCAATCAAAGCAAGCAAGAATTGATGATGTGCCAATGGTTAGTTCAAGAGATGCAGTAGTTGTTCACCAATCTGCATTGCCGTGGAATCTTAGAAAGGAAAATTATGTCAATCTCGTATAACTGGACAGTTTCAGAAACAAACTATGAAGTAGCCAATGGCTATGTTTTTTGTGCCCACTGGCAAGCCACAGCAGTAGATGGAGACTACACAGCCTCTATCTATTCAACTTGCTCATGGGCAGATGGAACACCTACGATTCCCTATGCAGACCTGACACAAGAAACAGTCCTTGGATGGGTATGGGCTAATGGGGTTGACAAGCAAGCCACAGAAGATGCACTAGCCGCTAACATTGCTTTGCAGAAGAATCCTGTGACGGCTACTGGGACACCATGGAGCGCAGCATGAAATTAGAGTTAGAAACAAACGAAGTCCAATTCATTTTGAATGTACTTGGAGAAATGCCAGCCAAGTCTGGTGTGTGGCCTTTGCTTTTGAAGATTAAAGAGCAAGCAGAGGCTCAATTGCCTAAAGAAGAGGAATAAATATCATGGCCGTGACTAATGCACAAATTGTAGAGTTCTTGCTTGCTAATCCAGGCATGAGCGATGCCGACATCGTTGCGGCTATGGAGACTTACAAAATCTCACCTGCTCAGATGGCTGAGACTGTTGGCATACCTGAAGGACAGATTGCGGCTCGTGTGGCTGAAACTGTACCTCAAGGTCAAACAGTTACCTTGGGTGACACCATTGTTCAACCTGTTTACACAACTACTGGTTCTGGTGAAGATCAACAAGTAGGTGGTCTTGAGAATGTTATCACCTATAAAGCTACTGATAACAAGGAAGGTGGAGAGTTTACTCAATACAAACCTACTGGTGAGTTTGAGAAAACTGGCACTCAACAAGAAGTTAAAAGCGGCTTAAAAGAGTTTGCAATAGGTGCGGGGTTGCTCTTTGGTTTGCCAGCCATATTAAATGCGGGTGGTGCGGCTACTGTTGGTGCTGCTGAAGCTGGACTGACAGCGGCAGACTTAGCTATTGGTGGTGGCTCTTCTGCGGGTTTAACTTCTGCACAACTAGCCGCATCTGGTTTAAGCGCATCAGAAATTGCTGCATTAACAGCACAAGACTTGGCTATTGGGGCTGGCACACCTAGTGCGACTACTGGATTATTAACTTCTGGTGCGGCAGGTGGTGCGGCAGCATTAACTCCTACGGCTACTCAAGCCGCCACAGGAGCTACATTAAAAGCGGGTGCGAGTAGTTTATTGCCCACAAATGCGTTAACTGGTGCGACATTAGGAACAACACTTTTACCCGCTGCGGTTACTGCAACAGGTACAGGTCTTTTGACAAAAGCGGCAGAAAGCGTACTAGGTAAAGCTGTTACTGGTGCTTTGACAACTGGTGGTGGTATCTTGCAAGCCCAAACTTCTAAAGAAGCGGCTCAGAAGGCTCAATCTGCTATTGAAGCTGAGACTGCCGCTGCCAAGGCCGCTGCTCAGTTTCGTCCTGTTGGCATGACTACTCGTTTTGGAACTTCAGAATTTAAGGTTGATCCTACTACTGGTCGATTAACAAGCGCAGCCTACACATTAAGCCCAGAAGCTAAAGCGGCTCAAGATAGGTTTGTTAAGTTAGCTGAGGCTGGTTTAACACAAGCAGAAGGCGCTCAGAAAGCCTTTGAACCCCTCCAAACAGGCGCTCAGAGCTTGTTTACATTGGGTAACAAGTATTTGGCTCAAACTCCAGAATCAGTTGCAGAAAACTATTTAAAGAGTCAGATGGCTTTGTTGCAACCTGGTCGTGAACTAGAGTTGGCTAATCTGCAAAACAAACTCCAACAACAAGGTCGTGCGGGTCTTTCTGTTGCTATGGGTGGTAATTTGGGTGCTACAACTCCTGAGTTACAGGCTTTGTATAACGCTCGTGCGCAACAAGAGGCTTTATTGGCGGCTAATGCTCAAAGAGAAGGTCAACAGAACGTCTTGTTTGGTGCGGGACTCTTGGGTACTGGCGCTACTACGATGGGTCAGTACTATGGTGGTCAACAAGCCGCTTACTCGCCCTATACGACTGCTTTGGGACAAGTTCAAGCACTAGAGGGTGCGGGTCAACAGCCACTAACAATGGGTATTGATTTA